GCAAGCGCCGGCTCACCCACGGCGGGCCAGCGGCGCTTGCTTTCGGTGCGGAACAGGCCCAGCGCCGCTGCCAGGTAGCCGCTCAGCAGCGCATCCTCGTCGGTGGCGGCGAGGTCGAGCTTGAGGTGCGTCTTTACGAGGTCGAGCGTGAGCATAGCGGAGCGGGGAATGGTCGTTTTACTTGGTTACGGCTTCAGCAAAGCCGCCTTCGATGAGCTGCTCCGCTTTGTCGGCGGGTAACTCGCCCTGTTCGCCAGCGTGGTAGGCGAAATCAGGGTGCGAGCGCTTCATCTTGATTTTTTGGAGGTTTTTGGGCTTTTCGCCCTTAGCGGCCTCATCAAGCGCCGTATCGACCAGCTTTTTAGCAGCATCAGCTACTTTCTGGGTCGATTCCTTGTTCTTTTCGTCCGATTTGTCCTTCTTGCCCTTCGATTTAGGCTTTTTTGCGTCGGAATCAGCGGGCTTATCGTCCTCTTTTGGGGGCTCAGGGGCAGGTGCGCCAGCCACATCCGCAGTACCCACCCCCGTAGCGGGTGCGCTGGCAGTGTCGGCAGTGGCAGTGGCAGTGCCGTCGCCCTCAGCGGGCGCGCCCGCTTTGGCGGCAATAGCGCCCGTTTCAGCGTGTGAAGTAGCCATTTTTAACAGAATTAAGTGAAAGCCAACTGGCTGGCACCCCCAAAGCCCCGCCCGCGCAGTGGCGGACGGGGCAGGTTGGCCGGGCGGGCCACCGCGCAGGCCTGGCACTAGGCCTGCGGGATGCTGGCGCTGATGCCCTTGGCCACGGCGAACGCCTTGGGCCGCTGCACCAACACATCAAAAAAGGATTGGATAATGATGCGCACCTGGCCCTTAGTGGCCAGCGTGTAAGGGTCCACCGTGATGTCAAGGCCGCCCCACTGGCCGATGAGCAGGTCACGCCAGTTGCCGTAAACGGCAGCCGAGAGGTTGGTACCCGTGCCCTTGGTCAGGTTTTTGGGCATGAGCGAGGTCACGCCCACCTGCTCGCCGAGCAGCGTACCGGCATCGCCCATCAGGAACAGGCCAGAGCCGGCGTCAATTTTGGTGTTGAGCAAGGTGGCCTTGGTCAGCACGTTGATGAGGAAGCCGGGCGAGTCCATGCGCACGTTCTGGTCTTCGACCAAGGCTTGCAGGCCCACGAGTAGCGCGCGGCTGGGGGCCGTGCCGTTGGCGCCGGTATCGAACACGTTGACGCCCGACGTGTTGAGGATGCCAAGCGGCTCGCCGTTGCTGCCGCTGCCGTTGATGGCGGCCAGCTCCAGGGCCTGCATCATGGCATTTTCGATGTCGGTGCGCAGCATCGTTTCCACCGAAGGGGCCGTCTGAGCCAGGAATTGCAGCGAGCGAATGGCGAAGGTGCCCAGCCGGTGCGGGGTCATCTCGGTCGAGCTGAATTTCTGGTTCGACTTGTCGAGCTCGTCGATTTCGCCTTTCCAGGTAGCTACTGCGCCCTGCGTCATGGTGGGCACCGGCACGTTGCCGGTGAGGCCCGTCAGAAACTGGGCACCCAGCGCCCGCAGCGGGGTGCGGGGGCGCAACAGGTCGATAACCGGCCGCAGGGGGCTGCGCTCGATAACAGCCGAGCCGTCCTCGGGCTGCGTGGGCTGGGTGATAGAGTTATCGCGGCGCTCCAGCAACATCTGCGGAATGCCGACGCCCTCCACCGACTTGCCGGCGGCGCGGGCCTCGTTTACCGCCTGCTGGTGCATCTCCTTCTCGATGCCGCTGAGCTCCACGCCGCCCTTGTTGGCGGGCAGGGCCGAGCGCACGGCTTTGAGGATGGAATACTTAGCGAGGTCGCGGGCCTCGGTGGTGGTGTGGGTGTTGATGGGCTGGGTGCGGCCAGCCGTTTCGGCATCCAGGCGCTCCTGCTCTTCGGCTTGCAGAATCTGCGTAGCCAGGCTGCGCACTTCATCCATCGCCGTGTTGTAGGTGGTCGCTTCGTCGGGCGTCATGGCCCGGCTGTTGGTGCCATCGCCGCGCGCCGCGTCAAACGGAACTCGGGCGCGGGCCACGGCTGCGTCACGCCGCTCACGCAGCTGTTGCAAGTAATTCATTGTTTTTGCAGAAAAAAGGTGAGAGGGTGAAAAACTTAGTAGGCCGCCAGTTCGAGCTCCCGCTCGCGCATCGCCTGGTCGATATGGTGCGCGGTGGGCGGGCGGGGGTGCTCCTGCTGGAAGGCGTCGTGGCTGCGCTTGGCGGCCGTGGCGTCGGGGTAAGCGGGCGAGGTGACGGGGCACACGTCGTAAAGCGTCTCGATTTCGAGCACGGTGCGCACGTAGAGGCAGCCGCCGGCCGCGTCCTGCTCTTCCTGCCAGTCGTCTTTTTTGGCCCGAAACAGGAAGCTGCTGCCGTCCACATCGCCGCGCTCAATCTTGCGCATCACCCGCTGGTGGTCGGGGTCGGCGGGGTCGTAGGGGATGCGGTAGCTCAGGCCGCCGTCCTGGCTGCGGGTGAGGGTGAGCGTGTTGTTGCGGGTGCGGCCCAGCAGCAGGTTGGGGTCGTGGTTAAACACGCCGATTACGTCGCTCATATCGGTAGCGTCGAGGGCGCGGGCGGCGATGATTTCCACAAATCGGAAGCCGGGGTAACCCAGCGGGCTGCTACGCACGCCGCACACGATGGCCTGGCCGACGAAGGCCACCGGCTCCTGGCCGCCACCGTCGAGGGCGCGGTATTCGATGCTGGGTGGGGTGGTGACCACGCGGGCTTCCCGGCCTTCGGGTAGGTGCAGGGGCTTACTCATTGCTGGGGGCCGGTTCCGGCGGGTTAACGGGTTTTATAAGGCGGGCATCTATCACGGCATCCAGACGGTCGAGCGGTTGCTGGTTGACCTGCACCAGGGCCCGGTCACCGCCGTCGATACGGTTGCGCTCTTCCAGGGCGCGGGCCTCGTTGATGGTCAGAATGCCGGACTGCACGAGCTTTTGCAGGTAGTTGGCGCGCGCCGTGGCGTCGGCGCGCAGCTGGGCGCTGACGTTGTGCCGCCAGTAGGTATCGACTACCTCCGAAGGTTGAAGGAGCTTGAGCCGATATTCCTGTTCCTGGGCCAGTAGGATGGGCAGCAGCGTATCACCCACGTAGTCGAGGCTCTGCTGCTCGATGTTGTTGTTGGTGCTGCGCTCCAAATCGCCGATTTTATGCGGCGGCATGCGGAAAATGCTGGCGATGTCGGCCCGGGTCAGCTTGTGGGTGCTGATAAATTCGGCATCCTCCGGGGTGAGGCTGATGGCCTTGTAGGTCATGCCCTCTTCCAGCAGCAGGGGCTTGCCGGCGTTGTCGGTGCCGCTGTACTTCGCTGCAAATGAGGCCGCCAAGCGGGCGGCAGCGGCATCGGTCAGCGTATTGGCCATTTCCAACGCCCCTGACGGCCTAGCCCCGTTCTGGTAGAAGTTGGCGTGGGCGCGGCTGTTGGCCAGGCCCTTGCCGAAGGTTTCGCGGAAATAGTGAATCACTGACACGCCCATCACGCCGTCGAGGCTCAGGCCCTTCAGGTGCAGCACGTCGTAGTCGGCGTACACCTTGGGGTCGCCGCTGAAGCGGTACCACAGCCGACCGCCCGACTTATAGGGGGTCGTCTCGTCGGGGTGCTTGAATAGCAGCTGCGTCGGCCGCTGGCGGGGGCCGCGCACAATCAAGGCGTAGGCGTTGCCCCGCAACAGCGTCAGCGCCGTCATGCTCTGCCGAAAGTGGAAGCTGCTTTGCAGCCCGCTGGCCTGCAAGTTCAGCAGCAGGTCAGCGGGGTGGCCGTTCACGCGCTCACGGCCGGCATCGGTGCTGCGAAACAGCTGGCAGGGCAGGCCCGCCACGTCCTGGCTGATGTTGTTGACGCAGGCGTAAGCCGCCGCAATGCCCATCACCGACTGCTGGGTGACGGGCACCGACAGCACCGGCCCGCTGGCCAGGCCCAGGATGCTCAGCAGCCGGGCGTCGTTGCTCTCGGTGCTGACCGACGCCACCGCCCCGACGCTGCGCTGCTCACGCTCCGCCGACACGGCCGCCTGCAAGGGCGTCGCGGTTGAGCGGGCAGAAGAACGATTCCAGAAGGACACGGCGGCGGGGCTTGAACTAGGTCAAAGCTCCGACCGCAGGGGGGCGGCCTACAACGCCGGGCGGGGACTAGCGGGGACGGGGCTAGAAATCACGCAGCCCACGGGTTTCGTAGACGCTGACGGGCGCGGCTTCGAACCCGCCCCAAGCCCCCACGGCCGTAATCAAGGCCACCGGCCCGTCGATTTTGTTTTTCGCCTGTTCCTTGCGCGGGTAGATGTTGTCCTTGGCATCCAGCACGGCTACCACGTTGCTCATCATCCAGCCCATCACGGGGTTGCCGTCGTGCACCAACTGGTAATTTTTGGCACTGCGCTTCTCTGCGGGCGTGAGCACGTCTTTCACCATCGCAAAAACCGATTTCATGGGCGCGCTGAAGTTGGGCACCGTGTTGCGGTACTCAATGGTTT